ACCATTGCAATCTATATAGGCACCTTCATACCCCTGCATATCACGGTTTTGTTCAAAGACTTTTGCCCATTCAGCAATGCCTGATAGTTTTACTTTACGTGTAGCCATTCTGCTACTCCTTTCTGCTAGTGAATCTCACTGTATAATTTACCATATTGTATGTCAATACCTAAATTGACATTTAATTTTAGCTCTGCATTTAGTTTATTGATAGCCCAAGTTAGTACCTCCGTATGCTTATTCTCTTCACCAAGTTTAACTAGGTTGATACTTTCGTCGTGAAACTGACCGATGATATTTGGTCTGCGGCAACGATAGTAACCAACCCACTTATCAAAACAGTAAGAGCCTGTGCTTTGATTGATAGTAGAAAATACATCCTTCTCAAAGCGGAGACTGTGCCAGAACTTACTGACTGGATTTTGTACCCACATCTCATCTCTAATCTTACGTATCTTCTGTGCTTCAGAGAAAGCTTTGACTGACCAGTTACGTTTCCAATAAGCATCAAGCAAACTCTTAGCTTCTTTTTCAGACATACCTGTTTCTCTTGCTAGCTTTGGTGCACCAACACCATAGGTAGCTGAGTAGTTGACGACCTTGAAATTCTTTCGTAGGCTCTTCAACTCAGGTTTATGTCCTGCATTATACTCATCTATGTCACTCTGTTTTATTGCACCTGCGTGTTTAGCCAAGTCAAGATGAGGATCGAAGCCATCCTGCGACATCTCGTCAACGTAATCAGGATCATAAGGCTTCATGTAATGTCTCTTTGTAGTATCTTCAAGGCTAGTCATGTCTGCACCACACAATGTAAATCCATCAGGACAGGTAAGACAACCACGTATCTCTTTACCCCAAGGTTTATCAATGCCAGGAAGATTTACGAGAGGTTTCTTGTGACGAAACCTAAAGGTGTTGGTTAACCCATCTATCTCAGCTTTTACATAACCATTTTGGTTACACTCAAGAAAGCCTTGAAAGATACCGAGTCTGTGTTGAATGATAGTGAGACCATCAAGAACCTGTACAGCTGGGTTCTTATCTATCAACAACTTAACAGACTCGGTTAGTTGTTGGTTCTTACGAACCTGTGGTATTTTTCTCTCTTCCCCTGTCTCTTTATTCTTATCGTATTTAAAAGTACAGGGGTTCCAACCAAGAGAAAAAAGCCATTCCTTAACCTGATCAACAGAGTTAGGATTGGCTGGCTCCACACCTTTGACGACAGATACTTCTCCCTCATAGTTTGGGGGTAGTCCATACTCTTCGAGTAAGTTGAACCACCTGTCACCATGAGAAGACAAGCTGCCATCTTTCTTATAGCAAACCTTTGGTTTTGTCTTGACCTGCATAAGTTTTCGCAGGGGCATGACAGACCGAAGCTCCGCTATCTTTTCTGCTTGCTGTGCTAGCAAAGTCTGTACAGATTTCTCTGCAAGATCTACATCTAGCTTCCAACCAGATCTTTCTGCGATAGATGCACAATCCATCTTGAACTGAAGGTACTTAAAGAACCTGTGCAATTCTTTTTTATTCTTGTATAAGAACATAAATCTTTCTTGCATGTTCTGCCACAAGAACCAATTTATCTTGACATCTTCTTGACACCTGTGTGCATACTCCTGCGGAGACAGGTTGTGCCAGTCAAGAACCTTTGGTTTAGGTACACCGAAGTCTTCACCGAAGGACTCCAATCCATGCTTTGGTCTGCCAGTATTGAGCACCCAAGACATAGGTAGTGTATCGTATAAGTGTGCATCTATCTTGATGTCTAGTATCTTTTCTAAGAGTGGGACATCATAACGCACAATGTTATGACCAATGAGAATGCTTTGAGATAACAACAGCTCCCTCATATTGTCGTAGTTATAGATAGTCCGCAAGGACTTACCATCTGCAGTATAAGAAAGGCAGTGTATCTTTGTAGCTTCATCCAGTAAACCGTCTGCTTCTACATCAAATACTATCATGCTGCTATGTCACTCCTTGTGTATGGTGCATCTTCTGTTAAGATGGTTGTCTCTGGATCGTAATAGACTGACCCAGCTTTACCCAACTTAGCAAATGGACGGTTCTTGTCAACAATAAAATTAGTGGTGTTCTGAATTATTTCATCCTCATTCTCAGCATCACGTTCGATTTTTATACAGATAATAGCTTCTTCTTCAAGAGAAGCAGCATACTTTGTACGCCCATCATCGTTGACCTGTGATATAAATATCACTCCAATGTTAAGTTCTTTGGATAACTGAGCCATCCTAGACCCAATCGTTGTGAGAGTTGAGGTAGCACCGTCAACTCCAGAACTGCTAAGATAAGCAAGGCGCTGAACATGATCAATGAAAATGTAGTGAGCACCGTAGACAGACGCTGCAAGCCTAACATAATCCAATACCTTAAGTGGATCGTCGTGTGATCGCATTTCAAAGATGATTGTTCTTTCTCCATCGCAAGCCTCCTGTGCTGCTTTGATTACATCTTGTTCAGACACACCATTTTCTGTAGCATCATCCTTAGTTCTTACGTTTACACCAAGTTGATACGTAGCCATAGCACGATAGGTAGTAGACCGCATCTCTTCCATGTGTAGCATAGCTACCTTTGTCTCTGGATTTTTGAGAAGTGCAGTCTCAAAGTATCTGATAACCTCAGTCTTACCTGTGCCACGGGGCGCCTTAAGAAAGGTCAAGCCGCCTTTCACAATCCCACGAATCTTGTCGTCAAGGCCAGTGTGTCCTGTTGGTGTGTACTCGTAGGGGTTTTCATTAAGAATGGCTAACTCAACATCATTATCAGAACAGAAAAAGTTTTCTGGTGAGTAACGTTGAGGCTTCCTAGCTGACCACATCAGATCGTTTCCATCACCGCTGGTCAAGAAGTCATTAGCATCTTTGTGCTTTGACATTGGTACGTAGTAAAATCGGTCAGGAAAAGCAGAGTATAGTTTGTCTGCTGCACGTTTACCTGCATCATCAAGTTCACCTGCGTATACAATCTCCTTGAATGTACTAAGGTACTGGTGATTAGCTTTGATAAACTTGTCTCCAATACTAGCACTGGGTAGTGAGAGAACAGGAAAGGTCTGACCTAGTATCTGATACAGACTGGCTGCATCAAACTCACCCTCAGTAATAAAGATCTTCTGAGAGGTATTGGCATTGGCAGGTGGCCCAAAGAAATGGTTCATGCCAACGCCTTTGTCTTTAATCCAAGACTTGGACTTGTCATCATACATCCTGTACTTGACAGTGTGAGGATACTTGAATGCATAGCGTACAGGTTTACCATCCTCACCTAACTGTAACTGTATACCATAAAGTTCACAGACCTTGGGATCAATCCCCCTGATGTCTTGGAACGTAGTACTCTTAATAGGTATCTCCATAGGATTCCTCTTCTCTTTGAGTGGATAATCTTTCTTAGCCCATTCGAACACCTCGCCCATACCTTTCATGGGATAGGAGTTACCGCAGGAATGACAATGACCAAAGCCAGCATCATTCCAGTTAAATGCATCACTTGAACCACAATCTACATAAGGACAAGCTAGGTGTGGGTTATCACCGTCTGACATTATTCTTCCTCCAAACAAAACTCACACCACGTATTGGGTGTGGGGCATCCGCAACTTACACATAGATTAAATCCGACAGTATTGCAAGCCTCTTTTACTTTTGCCCTCTGCCTTTCTTCCTCAGTCATAGGACGTATGTCTTTTAGTGGGATACCGAATGTATATTTATTTGTCATTCAAATAACTCCCCACCATCTCCATCTTTCCAGTCAAACTCAGTTAAGGTTTCTGCTTGATGTCCATTAACCTCTACCAATGCACCCCAAGACACGGGAAATAACTTACGCATTCTGTCACTGATCTGTGTAGCAACTAAGCGTGTCTCTACCTGTGTGTCAGAAGCACAGCGAAGATTACACATATCAGCAAAGGCATCAAGTGAACCTGACCAGTACCACTCAGTCATCATAGACTGCGGCAATACCATACGGGCTTGTTCAGGTGCTACCCCTTGAGACAGTAGGTCTTCATATAGTTTTTCGGCAGCATCCCACTGGTCTAGGTAATAAACTGCATCAACGACACCATCTGACCCCTGTTTTTTGTCAGTACTACGTCCACGCCATACATCAGGAACATAAAACTCAGGTTTTACATCCACATACCTACGGCTGACCTCATTCCAGCGTAGAAACTTATGCTTCACCAACTGTCTAGCTACAAAGACAGGAGCCTTGACATGGAAGCTGGCAAAGCAATGCCCAAAGGGTGACATGTGTTTGTGCTCTGCTAGATACTTGATCAGACTATTGTCTTTGTCTGTAGTGTAAGTTTTATCAGTCTTCTTACCAAAGGATACTCTCGCTGCATTTACTACATCAACGTCACTACCCATATGATTTATGTACGTTGCTTTAATCATTAGCTTCACCTACCATTTCATTCCAATCTTCTGGTGTAATCCCTGTCATGATAAACTCTCTCTCATCAGCAGTCAGTTCAGGAAACACATCTTGTATTAATTCACCCTTTTTCCAACGCACTATTTGTTCTGTTAACACATCTAAATCCATGATGTTTATCTTACCAGTAATAGGACTCACCCTCTTAATTTTCATCAGTGGTACTCCTTACTAAGCTGGCCACCATTATATAATTTTTCTAGCTGATCATTAAATTCTACATGATTGGCAGCGGATCTTAAAAAATGAGCTAACTCTTCAGAGTAGTCGTCGTATAGTTTACCCTCTTCAAAGCACTCTGCCCAGAACCTGAAAACTTTTGGTGGTATATCTCTCATCGTGATCTCCTTTCGAGAGCAGACTTTGCAGTCTTGTAGTTATGTTTATTGTACGGATTGAGACTAGCAATATTCTTGTGTCCTGTTACAGACATAATTGCAAGGTGATCGACTTGACCATCAACCATTTGCATTATAGCAGTCTTACGCAAGTCACCCACCTGAAGCTCACAGGGTAGGTCACAGGCTTCTTTAACCTCGTTTGCTAGCAGAGACACCTGAGCTTCACTTAGAGGCCTGTAGCCCCCGTCTGAAGCCCTGTGATAGGGTACTACATATTCTTGAAAGCCCCAGTCATCTTGCTGCTCTGCTAGCATGGTAAAAAGATTAGTTGGGATAGGTAGTTCTACTTCGGCGCCACGTTTAGTTTGTTTAATGCGAACTCGTCGCTGATCTAGATCTACACTATCCCAAGTAAGCAAGCGGACATCAACGGGACGTTGACCCCACTCATAACACATCAAGACAATCAGTCCGATGTTTCTCCATTTAAATTCTGTAAATGCTGTATCAAGAAAGAGCATGACCTGATCATGTTCCCATACGACAGATCGAGGTTCATGCTTTCTTTTCTTGACATGAGACATGGGGTTGGACTGAAGTAAGTCTAGAGAGAGGCAGTAGTTTATCAGTACAGAGAATATTCTTGATAGTTGATTAGCCCTTTCCGTGCTTACTTCGTCCTCCCATGTATCATACAGCTTGGTACACAACGGGATAGAAAGATCACGGATGGAAGTGTCAGATAAGGAGGTACCGTAAACTTCCGTATCACATATTGTGTTCAAGCTATATTCATAATTCTTTTGTGTATTATACGACAAAGAATTGAAATGCTTTGTGTTTAGGTAGTATGTCTTGACTTGACCCAGGGTAGACTTAGGTCCGAGGTTTGCTACTACTATCTCACCTCTTCTAAATCTTTCGACAAGATCAATTAACTTAGGTATCTCTACCCTAGCTGTACGACCATCAGAAAAAGTTTTAGATCGTACTACGCCAGCCAAGACCGCATCTTTAGGTGGCACAAATACGTACCGTTTACCTTTTTTATTTTTAACTATTCTAGTATACTTCAAGTCATACTCCTAGTAACATAAGGTAGTAATTATTTTTATAATAATAATTAATAACTACCTTATGTATAGTTATAAGTGTTTTACTTTTTAGTCAAGTGTGGCAAGGTGTCACATGTATCTATATTTATCATAGGTTTGACTAAGTTTAGTCAACTCAGTATCACTAAGATTTAACTCATCACACAATGCCTCAGCATAGAATCCCATACTGTCGAGATACTCTGCGATCTCACTGCCATACTCTTGTAGCATAAACTCAAGAGCTTGCACATTAGCCCAATCTGTTTTGCCATAATTGTAATCATAGTCAAACTCAGATCTGTAGGTACTGCTATAACCGTAGTTATAACTTAAGACTTCAACCTCATTAGGGTCACGTACAAACACTAGCTTTGACCAGTCAGCTTTTATCAGGTTAGCTAGCAATAAGTCAGCAAATTCAAGGTCTTGTGTCTCGTTCTTAGTGTGTTGAGACATGTAACCAACACTAAGATTGGTACACTCAGAGACATCTATTCTGTACTCGTTACTATCAGTATAAGACCCACCAGAGTCAGGCACTAGGTCGTACATACCAAGAGCATCAGCAAGTGAGAAAGCAAACTCATCGGATGCAGTGCGATAGCCAGACTGGTGTGTAATGATAGAGTTTTTACCAAACCTGTCAAAAGATATCACTGCTTGGATGTTAGCAAGCCACAGAGGGTAGTCTTTGATAAGTGCACGACTGCCCTTACAACCTATCTCTTCAGCATTGTGTATGACGTAGACACCTTCAACACCTGCTTCAATCATACCTAGTATTAGCCATACACCAGTCGTACAGTCTGCACCCAAGCAGTTACTGTCTTTAGATATGGGATCTACAGACGCAACATCCTTAGTGACAACAACTTTCTGTCTACCTGCGGACTTGTGTACTGTATCGTGGTGTGCAGTAAAGCACAGGTTAGGTGACTTACCTAGTATGTAGGTATAGTTACCATGTATATCAGGTTTACCAAAGGTAGGTTCAATAAACCTCTTACAAAATTCTTTCTGTGTTGTAGAACCTACAGGTCTTTTGTAGGTTAGCATTTCAATTAAGCTGTACATTCTTCTTTTTCCTCTTCTTCCATTTCTTTTAATTGGTCTACGGTCATGGGTACATCATGGTCAGCCATCTTATCTGTATGATAAACCTCACTGTCTACATCAGATATGAAGTATTGCGACATATCTGGAGGTGATATGAACTCTTGTTCATCTTCGCACCACGTGGCATCTTCTTCATGCCAGTATCTACCGTCACTACAATATATGTAATTAACGTCACGGTTTTGCTCACTTACAGTCTCGTAGTCTATACCCCAAGCGTATTGTACATACACAGGTACACCTTCATCGTAACTTACATACTCACTGAGGTAGTTACAGAAGAAGTGACGGTCATGAAAGCAGTCTTCACAATAATATGAACTGTCATACGCAGAATACATTGAATTATCTTCATGCATACTATCATTGCAACACTCACACTGCATGTGATCGCTTGAAAGCACACCAGTGTACTGACTTGCGTCAATTTTACCACTGTAAGATACTTGAAGAAAATCGTCGTCATACACTTCTAATATGCGAGGTTCTATATCAAGATAGGGCGCAATAAATTGATCATCCAAACCCTTATGCTTAATATTGACTAACCTAGCACCGACCCAATCTGCGTTATTACAAGACACTGCCTCTATGTTTCTTAGCTCTTCTTCTATCTTATCAAGAGAAGCCTCACACACACCATACACAGGGCCAGCTTGCGGTATACCAGATGAATGTTTCATGTACACTACGCAACGACTGTGTATACGATCATCATCGTCATGGGTATAGATAATCTTAAAGTCACCTGATGCATATGCCTCAGCAGGGTGAGCACTTAGATGCTCAAATTCATATCGCATACAACTACAGGCAAGAGACTTGCGACTGTGCGTAGTGTATGGGTTCTCCATGTCTGCTTGACTACCTGAATAAGCACGTTTAAAGTCACGCCATGAACCACTCATAGTTACATGTAGCATCTTATCTGAAAATTCTTTACGAAACTCATCTACGATGGTCTCAACACTACTGTCAGGTAACTCTGGGTACATGTATTTGATAGCACGTCCAGGCTTCATAGCTGTACGTTTGTCATTGTTGCGGTTCACCGCAGTCTGAAACAAACTGATCTTACCCTTGAACTCAGTTGATCTACGTGGCGAATGCAAGAGAAGCCTCTCGTATGGTCTTATGTCAGACCTAAAACACTCTTCAACTAAGCCTGTAAGATTAGGGTAAGGTATCGCAATTTTCTCCTGTAAGAAGTGATGCAACCTCTTATCTTCTGGGAAGAAGGTATGAGACTGATCGTACCTACCATAACGTTGTATCACAGGGTCAGTGTCAACATAGGGCTGATCTTCTACGTGTTTAACAGCAAAACCACCCACTTCTACATTGACAAAGTATTTACCGTGGCCTGGAATTTCAACCCAACCACCTCTGAGATCACCGAAGTCATTTACTTCGGGTCTAGATACTTCATAGGGACGACGCATACCATCTCGAAACATATCTTGATATGCTGTTGGTAACGTCTCATAGTCAACAGGTACAATAGTAAAAGGCATTATGCCCTCCATTCTGGTTCCTCACCCCAACGCCATGTCAGGGTTATGTTGCGTTCTCTCCACCGATCATTCATGTAGAGGCGATAAGCATGGTGCACATCATCCACATCGGAATAATCTACGCCACGTTCTAAGTTTCTAGCACAGTTTGCAAACGGTGTCAAATCCTCACGAGGAAACTGACCACCGTCTGCGTACTGTTGAAAGAAAGGTATTAGTCTGGCAGACTTATGCCCCCCAGACTTTTGGTTGTATAGCCACGACATGTGACTAAGTAGCCACTTGAAGTTGTCACGGCTGTGTCTCGCCCACTTACTGCATGGATGATTAATGTAGGCAAGTTTATACACTGGCAAGTCTGTGTCAGGGTCAAGCCAGCGTATTGCAGTAGATAACATTTGAGCAGACTCAAGTATCATCTTATTCTTTCTGATGTCGTCTAGCCAAGTGGCAGATAACATCGGGCAGGGGTCAAAGGCAAATATATTCATAGTTCCTCCATGATAGCATCAAGGTATGCACCGCACCGCACAGTGCATACTCAGCTGACATCATACGTTGACCTGCATTGCAACGTCAAGTATACGTTGGATACGTGCCTCAAGCTGCACAATCTTCTCGTCTTTTTCTGCGAGAGCTGCGGTAAACTTACGGTTCTGCAAGTCGATCTGCTTGACGATCAAACCCTTGACAGTCTGTGTACCAGCCAAGTTGCGGTTCAAGTGCTTGTTGACGAAGCCAAGCTGTTTACGCCAGCGACAAAGTGTCTGAACTGTAATGCCATACTTAGCGCACACCTCATCACCAGTTGCGGTCTGATACATTTTGCAAGCTGCGAGCTTGGTTTCAAGTGAAAAACGGGTTCCTGTACGTGCCATGATAAGCCTCTCTTTCGTTGGCAATTAATAGGAAATGAGCAGTTTTACATCAGTGCTCAGGATCAGTTCCAGCATGGATCTTACTGTCTGCTCTGGTACGTGATCCACGCAACGTCAACGCCCAGAGTAGTTGCCCCATTTTTATTGCCCTATGGGGAGAGCAGTGCATAAGCACTACGAAGCCCTAATGAAAGGGCTTGCTAGTGATTATGAAACAATCGCTTTGAGTGCCTTGAGCATGTCTTGTGGCACATCGTCAGAGTCTTGTAAACCGTCCTGTCTACGCTTCTCAGCACGGGCAACCAGTGCGGAGATCATGTCAGACAGGTTCATCGGTTTGTATTCGGACTCTTTCTTGAAATCCCAGTAGGGATTGTCAATGCAAGCACGGGCATCGGTCTCATTGATCTTAGTGCGGTTCTTGTGATAGACAAAGCACTTGTCATCAGTAGACCACACTAGGCCGAGATATGCTTCAGACCATGCTTTGACCGCATTGCTACGCCAACCAGAAGGCAGGTTGTCAAGCAAAGCATTGACCTGACGAACAGCCACGGTCACATCGCCAGTCTTGTGCCAACGTACCGCAAGTGAAGCGAGCACACGATGTGTATCGTTTTGCAGCTTAGTACCACGTCTGCCGATTGATGTGATCATATCGTCAATTTTAACGTCGGTCGTGATAAGAGTAACAGCCATAATGAACCTCCATAGATGTAGCTGACTACCATGCATCGGATTGATGCACAGTACAAGCTACACCTAACACGATATCGTAACCCACAGTCACAGATCGTGCGAGGTATCACTTGTAAGGCCTTGGGTGTATTTCAACATATATCCCCTAGACGCACATAGAATGTCCGTTCCGAGTGCATAATGCCTATATATAACCTAGAAAAGGTTGACTGTATACCGATTGACAAGTGACGCATAGCACAATCAAATTGCACACTAGCATTGTCACAAACGCACGATATCGTCAAAACCTACGAACCTACCGCCGTACCCATAAAGGACTTACACGGACTGTCTTATTGGGCAGCACCACACCACCACCGACAGGTTAGCCAAGCCATGCAAAAGCATGTAATGTAAACGTTGACTGGTCTCATAGCACTCCCCATACCCAACCACGGGTGGATGCGAACGATAGGCCAACTATGGTCAAAAACGGGGCCTAGACCCTAGGGAAAACCCTAGGCGGCGACATCCGAAATTTGATGTACGAACCTTAAAGCATGTGAACGAAAGAAAGTAAAAGGCTATAACGGATATAGGCTAAGTTATTGTTTTTATTGGTTTTATTTTATCACATTCATTTTTGCGAATGTGTTGGCTGGACGAATCACCCCAAAGGATAGCGAATCATCCGAAAGGATAGCCTCTTTTTTTATTATAATGTGTTATCCGAATGGATAGACCATAACTATACGAAAGGATAGGCTAGTGTAATACTTTAGTATACCTATACTTTTGGCTGTAGTACGAAAGGATAAAACTATACGAAAGGATAATCACTATGACTTTCGTATTGATTATACTTTAGTATATATACCCACAAGTATACATATACGAACGGATATAGATAGCCCTATACTATTGGGTGGGGTGGTAGTACTAAAGAATAGCTTGTGTATCCCTTCGTATAGTTGTCTCATGCGAAACTCCACAACCCCTATACTTTCGAGTATAAAACACGATAATTTGCATACGAATAATCTCCTATTGTATATAAAACGTATTACTTTCAGTCACTTAGCTATACTTTGTGATTAGCAGCCTATCCAAAAAGGTACACGATCCTATACTTTGGGGTAGGGGCATGGGCCAGGCGGGGGGTGTACGTTATATGTATACCCAGAATGACAGAGAGGGGGGTTTTTAAGGTGTTAACTACAGTGTTTAAAACGTATCCATGTATACAATCGGGGCCGTTAAGTACAATTCCACAAAATATTACAAGTATTTCCTACATTGAAACATTTTGTTACTTGACATGTTCGCAGAAATCTATATAATTATACTTAAAGTAGCCCTTAAGTTTTATTATTCTTATTTATTTAAAATAAATAAAAACTTTAAGACTACTTTAAGTACATAAAATTATTTTTTGTCGTAGTTTTTTATTGACATAGCCAAAAGTAAAGGTATAACTAGGGTGTCTGAAAAAATATTAGAAGATTTTTACGCATCTCTTGCAAGTAATAACTCAAGAAAACTTAAAAGGATGCACATCCCTAGATCTGATGTATTCTATATAAGGGAAAAGATACACCAAGATACAGGTGTACGCTACACTTTAGACAGAGTAGAACGTGCAATGTATCTTGAAGGCATGTTAAAAAAAGAAGATGTCTTAGATCCAAATAGAAAGAGGAACTGGGAGTGATGGCTAGCACTATTATAGACGAGTACAAGGTCTTTCCACGACTAATGATGCTCGTAGTAACAATCTTAACCTATCAATCTGTGCATTGGTATATGTCTTTACCTGAACCAACCACAGGACAAGCAGGGCTAGTGTCTGTTTGTATGGGTGCACTGACAGGTTGTTTTGGTATCTGGATGAACAAAGAAGCTAAAACAGACCGTGGTACGAACTAATGTATATTATTGCTATAATAATGTTTGTAAACGGAGTACATCAAATAGCTTCAGATCAAATGCTATACGCAAACTTAGAAATGTGTGAAGTTGCAGAAGAATTATTAGTACAAAACTTAGAATCTGCTAAACCCACCCCAGACTCTTTTGTAATTACTAAATGCGTAGAGATGTCTTTTGCTAAAAAATCAAAAGGAATAGCCCTATGATCCAAGCATTAATAGGACCGATAACTGAACTAGCGGGAACATGGTTAAATGGAAAAGTTCAAACAAAAGCTGCAGAGACTAAAGCAAAGGTTGCCAAAGCTGAAGCTGAAGCACAGATTATGCTCTCTCGTGCAACCAGTGAGGCAGACTGGGAAAAGATTATGGCACAAGGTTCTCAGTCTAGTTGGAAAGACGAGTGGCTAACCATACTCTTTAGTATACCTCTTATACTTGTGTTTACAGGAGATTGGGGTAGAGAAGTAGTTGCCAATGGCTTTACAGCTCTTGAAGCTATGCCTGATTGGTATCAGTATACACTTGGGGTTATTGTAGCTGCAAGCTTTGGTGTAAGGTCAGCTACTAGATTATTTGGGAAAAAATAATGGCATTTAAACTAAGCAAACGATCACTAAATAAATTAGAGGGTGTTCACCCCGATATGGTAGCCACTGTTAAACGTGCTATTGAATTGACTACAGTAGACTTTGGTGTAACGTACGGTGTACGTACATTAGAAGAACAAAAGAAACTGTATGCAGAAGGACGTTCACAGACTATGAAATCTAAGCATTTAATTCAAGATACAGGCTATAGCCATGCCGTAGACCTTGTTGCCTATGATGGACCAAATGTAGTTTGGGAATTAAATGTTTACGATAACATTGCAGATGCAATGGCAGAAGCAGCTAATGAAGTAGGTTGTCCCATTAAGTGGGGAGCAGCTTGGTCAGTAGGTGATATTACTAAATACGTAGGTACTATGGAAGACGCAATGAATGAATACATTGACTTGCGTAGATCACAGGGTCGTAGGCCATTTATTGATGGTCCACACTTTGAATTAATTTGACGGTAAAATACTTTTTAGTATAATTAATAATATTTAATGGGGGTGAAGAGAACCGTCCTTGTTTCCCCCATAGATTTGGATACAAAATGGCAACAACTAAAGATGTAGAAAATCTAAGTAACGGCAGAAAAAAATATCGTGGTGAAATTTATCCAGGATATAACAAACCAAAGAAAACACCTGGCGAAGCTAAAAAATCTGCAGTGTTAGCAAAAAAAGGTGATCAAGTAAAGGTCGTTCGTTTTGGTGATCCCAAAATGTCTATTAAAAAAGATCAGCCAGCCAGACGTAAAAGTTTTAGAGCTAGGCATAATTGCGATACAGCAACCGATAGATTTACTGCAAGATATTGGTCGTGTAAAGCTTGGTAATCTAAAATGCAGGTAAGTTTAGGTCTTTTAGATTATATGCCTTTAGCTCAGTTACCCTTTGATAAGGTACCTACAGAAAAACAAAGAATAGTAGAAGAATCCTATAGGGCTATAGATAAAAGGGCAGAAGAGTTTAAGCATGAAAGTATTTATGCTTATCATCCACACAATCAAAATAAAGTACCACAAGGACAAATAGTTGATTTTGTCGTAGCATAATAAGAGGTAGTCAATGCCCTATTTAACAAGTAGTATCCCATATTTTAAAGCTTGGGTTAGAAGAGAATATACAAAAAATTTAGAGGGGTATCATGGAGAGTATCTCCACTGTATGGTCATTGGCGTCACTACAATGCCAAACAGAACACTCAGTTTTCAAGTTATCTTTACAGGGTGTGAGTCAGATGATACAGAAGATGAAAATATTCATGGCGGAGCTATGTGGGCGAGATTGCCCTTAACAGCTTTAGTTGCAGATGTACCATACGAGGAATGGCCTAAAGAGTTACCCCCATACTTAGCGCAACCTTGGGATTGTATGTCGCATCACCACGCTGTATATAAGCTTGACAGAGCCACACCAGCTCCGTGGATAGCAAAAGTAGATGGAGAGTTTTACCCAGCTAAATATTACTTTACAGTTGATTACACAGACAGTGAAGTAGCAGATGACCCAGCGCAGCACAAACAAAGTCACGTACTTGAATTATTAGATGCTGGTAAATACACAGGTAACATAGTTGCGTTACCCAACAATAGAGTGAGAGTAACTCACCCAGCTTGGTTTGAAACAGGGGAAGGTGCTCCAGACTTTAAACCAAATCAACATATATACAACTCAAAAGAAAACGTAGACTATGTATGGGATACGCAACGAGTGTTTAATAATTTATATAGTGAGGATGAATTATGATGAAGAAAAAAGGTTACGCAAAAGGCGGCATGAAAAAGAAAGGCTATGCTAAAGGAGGTCTTAAACCTGCTCCTAACAAAGGTGCTGCTTCTCTTCCAAAAGCAGTACGCAATAAGATGGGCTTTATGAATAAAGGTGGTATGCCTAAGAAAAAAGGCTATGGAGCTGGTGGTCTTGTAATATCTACAGGGACACTTAATACTGGCATTAGGAAAACCTCTGGTGGTTCCACAAAAGGTGGTAAAGTAGGTGGTAAGAAGTAATGGCTGCTCCTGTTATTTATATCTTAGGTGGTGTAATAGTTAGAGCTGCTACACCAGCTATTCGTAGAAGATTAGTTGCTGCTGGATTTAGAAAAGCTAGTCCCTCTATAGCTGGTAGTAAAGCTAATATTACAACTGCTACTAATAAAAATATTATATCCCTTATTACCCGTGCTATAAAAGGAGCTAGAACTTCTACATCAGGTCAAATTACTAAACCAGCTCCAGCAAGTAAACCTAAGTCACTTGCAGAAGTTCGTCGAGCTATTAAACGAAATGCAGAAAAAGTATCTAGTAAAAAGTTTGGAGAAAAGAAACTTAGCAGTTATGGTCCAGTAGGTGGTCCTAAACCTAAACCTAAATCTAGTTCAAAAGCTAATACCCCGATGAGTTTTTCTCGTGCAGCTTCACAAGTTGGAAATAATACAACAAGTGAAAAACCTAAATCAAAAGCTCCAAGTGTAACAGCAAAAGCTCCCAGTGTAACACCAAAAGCTAAAGGTAAAACTGTTGAAGAAATTAAAAAAACGGCGGCAGCAGCAATTGCAGAAGTTGAAAGTCAAGATGCAGCAATTGATAAGATGGAAGCTAAGTATATAAATAGCAGTGTAGAAAAATTAAAATCTAGCTTACGACCTAAAGCTAGACCAGCAACTATAAAGAACACTTTATCTGCGTTTGAAAAAGCTTTTAAAGCTGCCCGTAAAAGTAAAAAGTATTCATTTCCTTTTAGAGGTAAAGAATATACCACTCGTTATAAAGAAGAAACTGTGGCTGAACATAGAAAAAAATTTCCTAAGAAGAAAAAGAAATGACTGTACTTAACGTAGCAAAGTTTTTTACTGCAGCTAAAGATTTAGATGCGACAGCAGGCGGTGTAAGTGGTAACGTAATATACACTTGTCCACCTAACTTTGTTTCACTAATACGATATATACACGTATCTAATGGCTCTAGTAACAATAAAAAGTTTAGCCTTCAGTGGTACGATGCATCAACAACAACCTATCATTTATTTGTAGATGAACATGCATTATCATCTAATAGTATTGTAGAGATAATACAGGGTGGTGGATACTTGGCTCTTGAACCAGGTGATAAGATTATAGGCTTTGAGGAAGCATCATCTGATTTTCATGTAATAGTTTCTGGAGAAGAACACTTTCAACCTGCATAACGGGGTTGCAATATTAGCAATAGTATGATATAACTAAATATGTAAAACTATCTCCGCACACAACAAAAAGGAGATAGTGCATGTTTAAACGTATCTATAATTTTATAAAAGAATCAAACGAAAAAAGAATAGCATACTGGCAACTCAATAATATGTCAGATAAATCTCTTAAAGATATAGGAATAAGTCGTGGCGAAATCTACTCGAAAATCTACGGTCAATAAACCCACTAGAGCTTATTCTAGAGGTGGAGCAGCTAAAAGCAAAGTTAATGAGGCTGGTAACTATACTAAACCTGGTATGCGTAAAAGCTTGTTCAATAGTATTAAAGCGGGTGGTAAAGGTGGTGCTCCTGGTCAATGGTCAGCACGTAAAGCTCAAATGTTAGCCAAACAATATAAAGCAAAAGGCGGGGGTTATAGATCGTGACTCTCGCCAAATCACAGCAAAGTCTTAAAAGCTGGACTAAGCAGAAGTGGAGAACTAAAAGTGGTAAGCCTTCTACTCAGGGACCAAAGGCGACTGGTGAACGTTACCTTCCTTCTTCAGCTATTAAGTCTCTTAGCAGCAGTGAGTATGCCGCTACAACCGCAGCTAAAAGAAAAGGCAAGGCTGCAGGTAAGCAGCATGTGGCTCAACCTAAAAGCATTGCAAAGAAAACGAAATCCTTTAGAGCCGCCAGGGGTGGAATGACAAGGAAAAAGAAATGAAAAACCTTACAGAAAAACAACAAATCTTTTTAGAAGTTTTATTTGAAGAAGCTGGTGGAAACCCTGTTAAAGCTAAAAAGCTTGCAGGGTATTCTGATAATGTATCTTCAACAACTGTAATGGCTGGACTTATAGATGAAATTGCTGAGGCTACGAAAAAATTTATTGCAACTCGTGGCCCACAAGCAGCTTGGTCAATGATGGAGATTTTGCAAAATCCTACCGACCTCGGAAATAAAGAAAAGATGGCAGCAGCAAAAGACTTTCTTGACCGAGCTGGCTTTGTAAAAACAGAGAAGGTAGAAGTAAAAGCCGATAGTCCTCTGTTTATCCTACCTCCAAAAGATAATGAAAATAAATAAAACATGGAAACTACCAAAACCAATTGAGACTGAAGATGGGTACGAATGGGCGCCTGTAGTCAGAGTAGGGAGAGTTATCCCATTTGGTTATAAACAAAGTGAAGAAGATAGGGATATACTTTTACCTATACCAGAAGAGTTAGATCTTTTAGAACAAGCTAAAAAACATCTAAAGCAATACAGCTATAGAGATGTGGCAGCTTGGTTAAGTCAAACCTCTGGTAAATACCTATCTCACGTAGGATTATATAAGAGAATTAAGCTTGAGCAAAAACGTAAGACAGAAGCTGCAACTCAACGCTACTATGCCAAACGGTACAAAGAGGCGGCAGAGAAAGCAGAAAAACTCGAAGCCCAAAGAATTGGAGCAAAAGACTACAGCAGCGAGGGAGAAGATAGAGTTTGAAGAACCTCAACGTGAGGTTTTATTTAAACCTAATCCTGGCCCACAGACAGAGTTCCTAGCTTCTACAGAGCAAGAAGTTTTATATGGAGGAAGTGCAGGTGGTGGTAAAAGCTATGCTATGGTGGTTGACCCTGTTCGTTACCTCACTAACCCTAATGCACGGATGCTCTTGGTACGTCGAAGCACAGAAGAACTTAGAGAACTCATAGCTGTATCTAAACAACTTTATCCTAAAGCAGTTCCAGGAATAAAGTTTATGGAACGAGATAAGACTTGGGTAGCTCCATCAGGTGCTACACTCTGGATGTCTTATCTTGATCGTGATGACGACGTAATGCGTTATCAAGGTCAAGCTTTTAATTGGATAGGCTTTGATGAACTTACACAATGGCCTACACCATATGCGTGGAACTATATGCGTTCACGTTTACGCACAACAAAAAACAGTGGGCTGCCACTATTTATGCGAGCCACTAGCAACCCAGGTGGTCCAGGCCATCAATGGGTAAAGAAAACTTTTATTGATCCAGAGGTGCCTAACAATGCATTTTGGGCTACAGACACTGATACAGGCGAAGTTATATCTTGGCCGAAAGGACATTCGAGAGAAGGTCAGCCACTATTTAAACGTAGGTTCATACCTGCTACCTTATTCGATAATCCTTACTTAGCTGACGATGGTATGTATGAGGCCAATCTTCTGTCGTTACCTGAGCATCAAAGAAGGCAACTACTTGAAGGCGATTGGGATATAAATGAAGGCGCAGCATTTCCAGAGTTTAACAGACAGGTTCATGTTGTGGAGCCATACGACATACCTAATAATTGGGTTAAGTTTAGAGCTTGCGATTATGGGTACGGTTCGCATACTGGAGTTGTGTGGATAGCAGTAACACCTGCTGAACAGTTAGTTGTGTATAGAGAACTTTATGTTAGTAAGGTTATTGCCACAGATCTTGCTGATATGATTGTTGAAATAGAAGAAGAAGAAAAAATAAGATATGGTGTTTTAGACTCTTCTCTCTGGCACAATCGTGGTGATACTGGCCCAAGTCTAGCAGAACAAATGATAATGCGTGGGTGCAAGTGGAGACCATCAGATAGATCTAAAGGATCTCGTGTAGCAGGTAAAAACGAGTTACATCGTAGACTACAGATAGATGAGTTTACAGAAGAACCTAGAATGGTAATCTTTAATAACTGCAAAAACTTAATATCTCAATTACCTGCAATACCATTAGATAAAAAGAATCCAGAAGATGTAGACACAAATGCAGAAGATCACTTGTATGATGCACTAAGATACGGTATAATGACAAGACCAAGAAGTAATTTATTTGATTATAATCCGATGACATCTTCTGGTTTTAAAGCAGCAGACCCTGTTTTTGGTTACTAAGGAAAAAGCATGGAAGAAGAATTTGAAGATATAATTGAGTCTGAAGCATCGACTGCTTTAGAAGATGCAACTAAGGACGGACAATCTTTTGATCCTAGTGTAGGAAATATTGTTGGCCTAGTTCAAGATAAATACAATAAAGCTTCTACAGCACGAGAGACAGAAGAACACCGTTGGATACAAGCATATCGAAACTATCGTGGTTTATATAGCTCTGATGTTCAGTTTACTTCTACAGAAAAATCCAGGGTATTTGTTAAAGTAACTAAAACAAAAGTTCTTGCTGCTTATGGACAAATTGTAGATGTTCTTTTTGGTAACAATAAATTTCCTATTACAGTAGATCCGACAACTTTACCAGAAGGTATTGCTGACTCTGTTCATTTTGAAACTAATCCTAAAATGGAACAGGTTGACATGAATGACATGGATCTGCAGCCTGGGGAAACTTATCCTGAGTTTAAAGAAAGACTTGCTGGCTTACAGAAAAAACTAGAGCCTGTAATGGATAAGCTAGAAGAAGGGCCAGGAACTACACAAACACAGATTACTTTTCATCCTGCGATGGTTGCAGCCAAGAAGATGGAAAAGAAAATCCATGACCAGTTAGAAGAATCAAATGCAAATAAACAGCTAAGAGTTGCAGCATTTGAATGTGCTTTGTTTGGCACAGGTATTATGAAAGGTCCGTTTGCTGTAGATAAAGAGTATGCAAACTGGGATGAAGAAGGTGAGTACAAACCTCGTATAAAAACTATGCCACAGACTTCATCTGTTTCTATCTGGAACTTTTATCCAGATCCCGATGCAGCTAATATGGATGAAGCAGAGTATGTAGTAGAACGTCATAAGATGTCTCGAACACAACTGCGTACCCTAAAAAATAGGCCATTCTTCCGTAGTAATGCTATTGATACTGCCATTAGTCTAGGTGAGTCCTATACTAAAGAATGGTGGGAACAAGCTATGGAGGATGACTCCAACGAAAACCAAGCAGAACGTTATGAAGTCTTAGAGTTTTGGGGTAATGTAGATACAGAAGTTTTAGAAAATTACCAGCTAGATATTCCAAAAGAGTATAAAGATTTAGATGAAGTTAGTGTAAACATCTGGATATGTAATGGTCAAGTATTACGTTTAGTTCTAAATCCATTTACTCCAAAGATTATTCCATACTATGCAGTACCATACGAAGTAACACCATATAGTTTATTTGGTGTAGGTATTGCAGAAAATATGGACGATACTCAAACTCTCATGAACGGTTTTATGCGTATGGCTGTAGACAATGCAGCTCTTTCAGGTAATATGTTGATTGAGATTGACGAAACTAATTTAGTTCCCGGTCAAGACCTTGAGGTATATCCAGGTAAAGTATTTAGGCGTCAGGGCGGTGCTCCTGGGCAAGCAATCTTTGGAACTAAGTTTCCAAACGTAAGTAATGAAAACATGCAAATGTTTGATAAAGCAAGGGTATTAGCAGATGAATCAACTGGTTTTCCATCTTTCGCACATGGTCAAACAGGCGTGTCGGGTGTGGGCCGTACTGCTTCTGGTATTTCTATGCTCATGTCTGCTGCCAACGGTAGCATTAGGAATGTAGTCAAGAATATAGACGACTACCTATTAGCTCCACTAGCCAAGGCATTCTTTAACTTTAATATGCAGTTTGACTTTGATCAAGAAATTAAAGGAGACCTTGATGTTAAAGCTCGTGGTACAGAAAGCTTGATGGCTAACGAAGTACGTAGTCAACGTCTCATGCAATTCTTAGGCGTAGTACAAAATCCAGTCTTAGCGCCATTTGCTAAGATGGACTATATCATACGTGAGATTGCTAAGTCTATGGATCTTGATCCAGATAAACTTACAAACTCTATGGCTGATGCAGCAATTCAAGCAGAGATCCTTAAAAAGTTTGCACCAGAGCCACCAGAACAACAACAAGGACAACAACCTCCAGAAGCACCTGCAGGTGTACAAGCCGCAGATACTCAGGGTAGCGGCGGAGGAACAATAGGAACAGGTTCTGTACCCCAACCAAATGAACCAGGATTTACAGGTGGAACAGTTCAGTGAGTAATCTAAAGCTTGTCGTAAATAATAAACCACAGTGGGATGCTATTGTAGAAGAGCTTTCTCATCGTATTGAAATAGCTCATCGAGGCTTGGAACAACATGATGAAGGGCCAGAAATATTTAGACTTCAAGGAGAGGTTCGTGCTCTCCGTTCTTTACTTAAACTAAGAGATAAAGTGAATGGCTAATATTACAGAAGAAGAACTTCAAGAAATTGATAGGCTTATTGAAGAAGAAGATAAAGTAACTTTTTCCGATCTTGCTAAGTCTGTTGCTAAAATAGGACTAGTTAATTTTCAATCAGGCCTTATGAAACTCGGTGTATACACAGACCCCAAACTTGGCTCACACATTGAAGAAGGTTTAAAATCAAAAGGCAGTAAGATTAAAGGCTTCTTAAACTATCTTATGAATCCACAAGAACACTTTGGACCTGCTAATTATAATAAAGGTGGTTTAATGTCTCGTCCTATGTTACCATCCGCAGATAACGACATAACTACTGAGCCGCCCAAAAAAGGTATCATGGGTGATACTGTGCTTGAGTATGCCAGAGAACCTTTTGCCGAAGCTAAAGAAAGTTTTATGTCAGCTGGTAGAATAGAAACCAGCGATGATGAATCACAAGTTATGAAAGCTTTACGTCCAATAAGACGTGCTGGTGATTATGTTGGTGATATGGCTATGGCTGCATTGCAAACTGGTGAAGCTGGCTATGGAGTTTTTTCTGGAGCAATCGGAGAGCTGTTTGGTGGTAAAGACCCCGAAGACGAAAAAAGATTAGCTAGAGATATTATGGCCATGCCAGAGGCTTTTATAGCTGCCACTGGTGCAAAGAGTCTTACACAACTTGATGATGCTGTTGACACAGGTATAGATAGCATTCAAGCAGCTTACAATAGATATAAAAAATATGTAGACGAAAACTTTGATACATCTGGTGGTACGACTTATAGCTTTAGTAGCATGTTGCCAGTTAATTATAAAACTAAAATTCGTAAAACCTATCCACCAGGTGATAAACTTTTAGATGAAAAAAGTACAGCTATATTTGAGCCATTTCAAAAGATAGACCGTCCAAGAAGTACTAGTCTAACAGACCCTCAAGAAGCTATAGACACCGAATCTTATTTTAAAGATCCTGTATTAGGAGCATATATAAAGATAGCCATATTAGAAGATTTTCCTAAAAAGGGTATATTGGGTAGAGATCTTATAACTAAGCTCCAAAAAATGAACATACCTAAAAATTTAATTCCTGACGATATTATAGATCCAAATAAAAGGTATAGTACAGATGATCTAGACTTTTTAAAAAACAGAAGGTTTAAAATTGAATCTACTACTCGATATAGAGATGATATGCAAAAACAGCGAGGTACCCTTGACTATGGGTATGCTGACGATAATTTAGCTAACTTTACAGCTAAGGTCAACTATGATCCAGGCTTTAGAGCACCCAACCAAAAATTACGTTTTAGTGCACAAGGTAATAATATTTTTGATCCCAACACTATATTTCACGTTCGTGGTGGACTATTTCAAAAATATAGCTATGGCTTTGATGACACTAAAAGACTTGATAAAATTTTGTTCAGAAACGAAAGTCCAAATAAAGTATTAAATTGGACTCCTCAAGAAGTAGAAGAAAAAACCCCTAGTTATATTCTTGTAGATGAAATTCAATCTAAGTTTTTAAACCCTAGCTATGGCGATGGTGCAATCTTACCTCTTAAAAATCCTAATACTGATAAACCTTATAAAAATGAAGAAGAAGTTGTTTCAACATCTGTAGACAATTCTCACATACTTTTAGAGGATATGAATATCGTTGTTGAAGATAATGGTAATTATCCATTTCTTACAGACTTGCAAAAAATACAAGCTGAACAGTCGGATATAGATAAAGTAATTTTAAATAGGTACTATCATTTAAACAACCCCGACTTAGAAAGATTAGAAACTCTTGAGGCAGATTTAAGGTATGCTGAAGAAGATGCCAACATACCAGGTATGCAAGATAGGTCAGTTGCACAAGATAGAATAGATGAAATTAAAAACGAGATAGCTGGTATAAGACAAGGAGTTATAAAAGCACCTAAGTCTTGGTATAACAGTTATCAAAATATACTTAAAGGTGCGTACAACTTTAGAAAAAGCCTTGACGAAGATTCTGAAGAATTTAAAGAATATTTAAAAAATAATATTAAACAATATAAAACTAAAAGTCTTGAAGATCAAGCACTTGTACAAAAAGATTTTATAATTGAACAAATAAATAAGTATTTTCCAACCACTGATCCTGACAGAAAATTTTTAGCTGATAGATATGATTCGACGCCATATAATGAAATTTTAAATGAACTAGCATTTCAAGTGCACCCCAATGGTTTGTTTAGATCTAACTACGAGGGTTGGTTTGATCAAGGCCTTTTGAGCGTAAGAGACTATCTAACAAGAAAAATGTTGGATCAGTATAGTGATATTTTAGTTTCAGAGTTACCTGCATTTAAAAATTTTCAAGGTAAGTTTTTAAAGCACAGAGAACTAGGTGCACCCTACCCTGGAATATATGAAACTGGGCCTACCTATATTGACTACTTAAAACTTAAAAATCAAGGGTTTATAGATTTGTCAAAGGAGCAGGGACTAGAAGACATTGACCTAGATGATGATTTCTTTAACGAGAAATTTTTTGACTTTCCTGATGATCCAGATTTAGATGAGATTAGTGATTTTTTGCAAGCTGAAGAAAACATGGACATACCAAAACGATATAGTCCAGACTTTGAAGCTTTAGAAATTATAGACGATAATAAACCAACTAGGTTTACAGAAGAAGAATTAAAACAGTTTGACAGAGAGTCATATCAACCTGCTTTTGCTGCTAGTCAAGATAATTTTAGAGATATTCAATCTTATCAAAATAGATTACGTGTTCATCAACAAGACTTTGAAGCTTTACAAAGGGGTGAAAAAGTTGACGCAAATTTACACTGGTATACTGGCTTTGGAGATCCCCTTAATTTTACAGATAAACCTTTAGATTATTCACCAACTGAGCAAGAGTTGTTGTTATTAATGCAAGACTCAAAAGATAAAATTAATCTTCTTCGTAGAGACTCAGATGAAGATTTTTATAGAAGGGTAGATGCTAATTTAACATCTACTATGGAAGAATTTTCTTCGGCATTGAATAGTACTATGGATACCTTTAAAGATAAAAAAGATTTTGTAAAAGGTCCAATATCTAAGAATCAAGAAATAACTGATAATGCATTAAAAGTTCTCATACAAAAAGCAAATAACACAGATTCAGACTTTATAATTATACCTTCACTAGACGCAATGTTAGTAGCTGGTAGAGAAACCATGCCTATGCTTAGAAGATTAAAAAGCTATGAAAAAATGATAGAAAGGAATAAAGAAAAATTAAAAGGTAGCAAAAGACTTGATGATCTTGTAGAACTAGCTGAGAATGTAAAAAATAGTCAGTTTTATCGTTTGTATAAAAAATCTTTAGACGCAACTGTTAATGATTTAGAAAGAAATTTTTCAGATTATGTAACTGTACATAGAAATGTTCCATTACCCTATGGTCGCAAAGCAGATCCATATAAAAAAGAAGATGATTTTGGAGCAGAGTTTGATGGTACTGTAATTGATATTAAAAAGCTCCGTGAAAATTTTGATCTCGATCAACCTCGTTTTGGTGGTACTATACGAAGCAGAGAACAAGATGCACAAGATATGGGGTATACTAAAGAAGTATTCCACACAACAACAGCTAAGGGTGGTAAACCCGAAGGTGACGTTTTAGATAATAGAAAAAGTAAAAATTACAATGATATGTTTGATGCACTAGGTACACACGTAGGAACTAGATCCGCAGCCCAAGCTAGACTTGATGCTCAGACTAGAGACATGTTAGACGTACGTGGTTATTACGGCGATGCACCTGGAATTGGTAGTTATGATGAAGCTGGTCTTTCTAAATTTATGAAAGACAACCCAGACTTTGAATTACCAACTATAATGAGATTAAAAGGTAAACTTAATAAGCCACTACAAGGTGAAGAATTTGGTTTAGGTTATAAAGAAGACGGTAAATTCCAACCACCTAGTGAATTGCAAGTTAGAAACTTTTTAAATAGAGAAAGAATGGAAGTGATGAGGGATCTCATAAATGAGGGTAACTCAGCAGAATCAGTTAGCGCAATGAGTGATATGGAGATAGTTGATATAATTAGAGAAAGACTAGCTTCACAAGGTTATACTCATATTCCATATATAAATGAGGTAGAAGATGCTGGAAGTGTAAGCTTTATAGTACTTAAACCAGAACTATTAAGAGATGCGGGGGCAGCAAGATTTAATCCCAGAGATAAAGATAAACCAGGTTTAGGAAGATACCAAGGAGGACTAGTATAATGCAGGAACAAATGGAAATGGCTTTTATGCAAGAAGGTGGTATGAAAGACGACGGTATGAATATAGATCCTGTATCAGGAAATGAAATACCTCCAGGCTCTATGGCTAAAGAAGTTCGTGACGATATTCCTGCTATGTTATCCGAAGGTGAGTATGTAGTTCCTGCAGATGTAGTTCAATACTTCGGCGTAAAATTTTTTGAAGATATTCGCATGACAGCAAAAATGGGCTTGCAGAAGATGCAAAGAGATGGTAGAATCGGTGGTGAGCCTATAGATGATAACGAAGAAGAATTAGACCCAAATGAAAATGCAGTTCTTTTAGAAGTTATGCAGATGAATACTGGTGGTGTTGTTGGTTACAATACAGGTGGTCTAGAGGGTCAGCAACTTCGTGATTATACTTTACAGCCAACTCCTATGAGTTATTTAACTCCAGGCGCATTTCAACTTCAAGCAGCAGGTATGGGTACTCCACCACAAGTAGACACAGGAGAACCGCAATGCCCTCCAGGACACGTCTTCGATAAAGAAAAGAATATGTGTGTTCCTGTTGCTACAACTCAAAGTGAAAGTGTTATGCCTCAAGAATCTAAAGATTCTCCTACAGAACCTTTAGAACCTGCAACACCTTGGCATGAACAGATGGATTGGGAAAATCCTGTAGAATATTATGCTGACATGTTTAAACCTAAAAGTAATATGCAAAAAGCTATACCAGCAGCCATAGCGTCTACGGTAGGTGGACCTATCGGAGCAGTGATGGCAGCAATGGCTCCTGTAAGTGTTGTTAGGAATATTGCAGAGATGAGAGCCACTGCTATGGTATACAGGGCAGCTGGTAATACAGAACTAGCAGATCAACTTCTAGAACAGTCTAACGCCTATGTAAAAGCAGGTAGTGCATTTGTAAGAGGTCTTGATGCTATGGTAGACTCAGATGGTTCTATGATCTTTAGCAGCCTAAGTAAAAGTATGGGTGGGCCTAATATAGATGCTCTAATAAAATCTGGAGAAATTGACGATATTAATGTTTATCTAGATAGTTTAAGCGGAGCTGAAAAATCTAAATTCCAAAGATATCTTGCAAATAAAGGTTACGGTAAAAAACAATCTAAGACAAGTGGTAGTGGTATTAGTTCAGAAGAAGAAACTCAACGTAAGCAAACAGCAACTAATTTAATAGCTCAAAATAAAAGAAGCTCTGAGGAAAAAGATAGGGATAACAGGCAAGCAAATATAACAGCTTCTCAAAAACAAGCAGCATCTGGAACTTCTTCAAGCAAGGCTAAAGCAATAGTCAAAGCAAAAGATAAAGGAGTTAGTACAAAAACAGCCGCAAAACTTTCTGGAGCACAAATGAAAGCAGGTGCTGATGTAGGATCAGGAGTAGGAGGAACTAATTTAAGTGGCCCATTTAATAAAGGCGGCTTAATGAAAAAACGATAAGGCTACCCAGCTACGGCTGGCCCCAACATAAGGAGAAATAATATGCCTGAACTAGCAGAAGTAGAAACACCAAAAAACGCAGGGTTTGTAAATCGTGGTGTCAACTATGAAACAAGACGCAAACGTTTGGAAGAACAAGAAGAGGAGTTAAAAAAACTTGAGTCTGGAGAATCAGTCGAAGAAGAAGTTACCGAAGAGGAAAAGGCCGATACAGAAGTTAAAGAAGAAACGTTATCTCCAGAAGAAAGATCATTTAAAAAGCGTTATGGTGATCTGCGTAGACACCTACAGCAAAAAGAAAAAGACTGGGAAGAAAAATTCCAAAGCTTAGAAAACAGGGTTAACAGGGAAGGTATAGTACCACCAAAATCTGATGAAGATATTGAACAGTGGGCAAAACAATATCCAGACGTTGCAGGAATTGTAGAAACTATTGCAGCTAAAAAAGCTCAAGAAATGTTTAACAAAGCAGACGAACGTCTACGAGAGATTGATGAAGTGCAGTATGAAGCACAAAGAATGAAAGCAGAGTCTGAGATTCAAAAAGCTCACTCTGATTTTATTGATCTTCGTAACTCTGATGAGTTTCATGACTGGGCAGATGCACAACCTAAGTGGGTTCGTGATGCTCTTTATGAAAACTCTGATGATCCCGCATCGGTTATTCGTGTTATTGATTTATACAAATCAGATAAGGGAATGACTAAAAATGCAAGGAAAGAGAAAAGTAGAGCTGCAGCATCCGTTGTTAGTAAGTCTAATAAAGCTCAAGTTTCTGCAGATGAGTCTGAAGGACAGCTTAGAGAATCTCAAGTTGCTAAGATGTCAGACAAAGAGTTTGAAAAACGAGCTGAAGAAATAAATGAAGCTATCCGTAGTGGTAAATTTATTTATGATATATCTGGTTCCGCCAGATAAACTGTTGACAAATAAAAAGTTAACAGTATAACTAAAGACATATGACAGAAGCCTCGAAAGACTACCTTCTGTCAAGTCTATTTCTAAAAAGTCTAAACGAATAAGAATTACCTGTTCAAGTACAGGCCCAAGTATTATTAGCTACAATACTTGCACCCTAGAAAAAGAACGGCCCCTTGTAGGTGTTTAGCTTTCTAACCAAAGCCAAATATCAGGAGGATTTTATCATGGCTTTTACATCCGCAGGTGGACACGGTAATCTACCTAACGGTAACTTTTCCTCTGTAATTTATTCTAAAAAAGTGCAACTTGGTCTGCGTAAGACTACTGTTGTAGGTGACATCACCAACTCAGAATATTTCGGAGAGATTGCCGCCCAAGGGGATACCGTCCGCATTATTAAAGAACCTGAGATTTCAGTGGCATCATATGCCCGTGGAACTCAGATCACACCACAAGATCTTGATGACGAGGATTTTTCTCTTGTTATCGACAAAAGTAACTACTTTGCTTTTAAAGTCGATGATATTGAGGAAGCTCACTCACACGTCAACTTTATGGATCTTGCAACAGATCGTGCAGCATATCGGTTGGCTGACCAGTATGACCAAGAAGTTCTTGGGTATTTGTCTGGTTACTCACAGTCATCTTTGCACTCACAAGCAGACACAGTAAACACTACCGTAAACGGTACTAAAGCTGTTTCAACTGCTGGTTCAGATGAATTGCTTTCAAGCATGAAACTAAACAAAGGTGACTTTGGAAACATCACAACAGCTTCTGCTGGTGATCACTCCATTCCACTTGCAGCACGTTTGCCAGGTGCAACTGCACTTCCAACTGCTACAGCTTCACCAGCAATGGTTGTTGCTCGTATGGCTCGTTTGCTTGATCAACAACAAGTAGACAAGACAGATCGTTGGCTTGTAGTTGACCCAGTATTTATGGAACTTCTTGCTGATGAAGATTCACGATTCTTCAACGCAGATTTCGGTGAATCAGGGGGTATTCGCAATGGGCTTTCTGTTGCAAACTTTCACGGTTTCCGTGTCTACTCATCTAGCAATTTGCCATCTGTAGGTACAGGTCCAGGTACAACTGGTTCTGCAAACCAAAACAGTAACTATGGTGTTATTGTTGCTGGTCATTCGTCTGCTGTTGCTACTGCAGAGCAGATTAACAAAACAGAAACATATCGTGATCCTGACAGCTTTGCTGACATTGTTCGTGGTATGCATCTATACGGTCGTAAGATTCTTCGCCCAGAAGCAATTGTTACTGCCAAGTATAACGCAGCGTAAGGGGAGATTAGACAATGACTCTAAGTGGTATTCGTAAAATCTCAGTAGAACTAAATGCTACAGATCTATCATCTGGTGCAAACACAGTTGCTACATTTCCAGCGCAAACAGTTATTCTAGCTGCTGGCGTTGAAGTCACAGAAGCACTGGCTGGTGCAACTGCCTTGACATTCGACATTGGTACAGGTCTTGATGACGATGAGTTTGTTGCAGCATATGCAATGGCCTCTAAGTCAGCAGGTGACGTTGCCCCATCCCTACCAGGGATTGCATACGTTGGTGCAGAAGACACTCTTGACCTAACTGTTGACACCTTGACAGGTACAGCTACTGCAGGTAAACTGCGTGTATGGGCCTTGGTCATGGATGTTGATGGTAAAGGTGCAGCAGAAGTAGATCGTGATCTGCTTGCATAAACAATCTTTGGGGCTGGCTAAATGCTGGCCCCATTGCACTTATTAAAAAGGAACACCTTTATGGCAATTACTACAGCAATGTGCAACAGCTTCAAGCAAGAGCTTCTTGGAGGTGTTCATGATTTAGATACAGATAGTTTAAAAGTAGCTCTAATTAAAGCTTCTCCCACTGGTACATACGGTGCGGCAACAACTAATTACTCAGATGTAACAGGTAATTCAGATGAAGCATCGGGTACTAATTATACTGCAGGTGGTCAAGTTCTTGACTCTGCTACCATTACCTTATCTGGTTCAACAGCTTTTGTTGATTTTGCAGATGAAGTTTTTTCTAACTTGACTATTTCTGCAGATGGAGCTATTATTTACAACAGTTCACAATCTAATAAAGCTATTGCAGTGTTTGACTTTGGATCTACGGTAAGTTCTACTTCTGGTGATTTTACTATTGTATTTCCCGATGCTGACGCATCAAACGCAGTTATTCGAATTAGCTAGTAAGGATATAAACAGTGGCGTTTATATTAAAAGACCGTGTTAAAGAAACTACGACTAGTACAGGTACAGGTGCTATAAGTTTAGCTGGTGCTACTGATACATTTGACAGGTTTCAAGACTATATGTCAAATGCAGATACCACGTACTATGCTATTATTCACACTGGTTCTGGGGTAGATGAGTGGGAAGTAGGTTTAGCTACTTGGAACACTGGTAATACTCTTACACGCACAACTGTTCTTTCTGGTTCTAATGGAACCTCTGCTGTAAATTTTTCTGCTGGTACTAAAAATGTGTTTATGACATATCCAGCAGATAAAGCTGTTATTGAAGATGCAAGTAATAATATTACTGTTGGTAATAATATTGTTGTTGGTGGTACTGTAGATGGTCGTGACATTGCTACAGATGGTAGTAAACTAGATGGTATTGAATCTGGGGCTACTGCAGATCAAACTGCTGCTGAAATTAGAACATTAGTTGAATCTGCAAGCGACAGTAACGTATTTACAGATGCAGATCATACAAAGCTTAACAATATTGAAGCTGGAGCAGAGGTAAACGATCCTGCTTTTAAAACAATTTCAGTATCAGGGCAGTCAAATGTAGTTGCGGATGCTGACGCAGATACACTTACTCTTGCGGCTGGTTCTAATGTTACAATCACAACCAATGCAAGTACAGACACAGTTACTATTGCTTCAACGGACACCAATACGGTTCCTAACAATGCTACGATTACAATATCTGCTGGAAATGCTCTCACTGGTGGTGGTAATTTTACAACAGACCAATCGTCAAATGAAACAATTACAATTAATCACCAGGATACTTCTACTCAAGCTTCTGTAAACAATAGTGGAAGAACCTATATTCAAGATATTACGTTAGACACGTATGGTCACGTTACGGGAATATCTTCTGCAACAGAAACGGTTACTGACACCAACACGAATCAACTTACTACTTTTGTACTTGAAGATGGCGACGGTACAGAGGTCACGATCAGCCACGGCAAGGAAGTTAAGTTTGTTGAGGGTGGTGGTATTGATATTAACTGGACAGATACCTCAACTGGTTCTGATGGTGATCCATACGATCTAACTTTTACTCACGCAGATACATCTTCACAAGCATCTTTAAACAATAGTAATGGCACTGTTATTCAGGATGTAACTCTTGATGGTTATGGTCACGTTACAGCTTTAGGTACTGTTAATCTTGACAGTCGTTATTATACAGAAACAGAAGCTGACTCAAGATTTTTATTAGACAGTGAACTTACTGATTTAGCTGCAGTAAAAGCTATAGATCAAGGCTTAACTACATCTTCAAATGTTCAGTTTAATAATATTACTGTTGATGGTAATCTTACTGTAGGTGGTACAACTACTACAATTAATAGTACAACTGTTACGGTTGATGATCCCATATTTACTTTGGGTGGTGATACAGCACCAGCATCAGATGATAACAAAGACCGTGGTATAGAGTTCCGTTGGCACAATGGTTCAGCAGCTAAAATAGGTTTCTTTGGTTTTGATGACAGTGTACAAAAGTTTACCTTTATTCCTGATGCAACAAATACAAGTGAAGTGTTTACGGGTACTGCAGGTACTATTGTAGCTGACTTAGAAGGTGATGTTACAGGAACAATTCAAACTGCAGCCCAAACTAATATTACATCTTTGGGTACTTTATCTTCATTAAGTGTTACTAATAACATTACAGTTGGAGGAACTGTTGATGGTAGAGATATTGCAACGGATGGAACAAAGCTGGATGGGATCGAAGCTAGTGCGGATGTAACCGATGCGACAAACGTAGCGGCGGCGGGCGCACTTATGGATAGTGAAGTTACTAACCTTGCGCAAGTAAAAGCTTTTGATAGTTCGGACTATGCTACGGCTGCACAAGGTACTACGGCTGATGCTGCAATGCCTAAGACTGGGGGTACGTTTACAGGTGCTGTGACTCTTCTTAACACTGGAGCTGGCTCAGGTATTTCACCCTATCTAAATTTAAAAAGAGATAGCTCAAGCCCTGCGGCAAATGACTATTTAGGGGCGTTAAGGTTTTTAGGTGAAGATGGGGCGTCAAACGAGACAGTTTATACTTCGCTTGTAGGTAGAATTACTGACGCTACAAGTGGGTCTGAAGATGGTCGCCTTGATATCTACCAAGCAACAGCAGGAGCAGGCACGCTAACGTATGTTTTGCGTAACAATAAATTACAGCTTAATAACGAGCAGACGATAGAATGGACTAGCCACGGCGGCACTATCTATGAGGTTACACTGGCTGCTGCTACCCCATCAACCGACCGCACAATTACTTTGCCTGACGCAACTGGTACAGTTGCAATTACTGGTGCGGCACAGAATGTAGACTTTGGCACTGTCACGGCTGATGGGCTGACGACTGGCGGTAATATTTTCTTTGATAGCACTTCTGGGGCATTACGCTTCAGAACTACAGAAGGAATTGAAAAGGCAACCGCACGCCTTGCGACTAATGACCTAAAAATCGAAACTAGCGGTCTTGCAAGAACATTGTTTGCAGCTAACGGCGACATCAGCTTCTACGAGGACACAGGCACCACGGCAAAGTTCTTCTGGGATGCGAGTGCTGAGGCACTTGGCTTAGGCACTACAAGCCCTACTAATGGCAAGATAGAAATATCAAATTCCACTGATGGTTATGAGAGCATCCGTGTTAGTGATAGCCGTGCAACTCCCTCTGCAAACAAGCGCACTATGGACTTGCGCTATACAGGGACAAACGGACGCACGGCATCAAATACGCAGATGCTATATTTGTATGATAGTAATGCAAGCTCTACTCAGCCGTTTATTCAAGTAGACGGAAGTAGCAGCACACATCTTGTGCTGGACAGCAGCGGTAATGTTGGGATTAATGAAAGCGATCCTTCGTTTAAGCTTGATGTTGAACAGTTTGGTGGCGATGCAATCAGAATAAACGCAGGTAATGATTTTTCTGGTTTGCGTTTGACAAGCACGTCTGGTTCGTGGTCATTAAGAACATCAACGGCAGATGCTATGATTTTCTATGATGTATCTTCTGCCAGCGAACGCATGCGCATCGACAGCAGTGGTAATGTTGGGATTGGGACGAGTTCTATTGCTGCAAAAGTACACATTGAAAGTGCATCAGCGTCAATAACCCCTTCTGTTCATGCCGATGAATTGCTTGTAGAAGGTTCTGGAAACTCAGGTATTACAATTGGTAGTGGAACATCTTCTGAAGGAAGCTTGCGTTTTGCTGATAGTGGTGGCGATAGTCGTGGTCAAGTAAACTATAGCCACTCTAATGACAGTTTAAGGTTTTATACAGCAGACAGTTTAGCCGCAACCATCGACAGCAGCGGTAACTTGCTGGTGGGTAAGACTTCTGCGGACAATACAACAGCAGGTGGCTCAATCTTTGCTGGTGTTTCCTCATTTGTAAATGATGGTGCAAGAGCATTAACACTTGTTCGTAACACATCGGATGGTGACCTCGTGGAGTTCCGCAAAGGCAGCACCACTGTGGGGAGTATTGGGACTAGTGCAGGTAATTCTATTTATGTTGGTACTAGTAATGTTGGCGTAAGATTTTCTAACGTAAATGATGCTATTTACCCTATGACAACTAGTGGTGTTAACCGAGATGCTGCGACTGATTTGGGGATTTCTAGTGTACGCTTCAAAGACCTCTACCTCTCTGGAACTGCAACTGCAAACTCGTTTTCTGGCGATGGTTCTTCTTTGACAGGTATATCAGCATCTGCAGAGGATGGTATTTTCTGGGAAAACGATCAGGCGGTAACAAGCAACTACACCATCACAAATAACAAAAACGCCATGAGCGCAGGGCCAATTACAATCAACAGCGGCGTCACAGTCACGGTTGGTGATGGTGAGGCATGGACGGTGGTGTAATGGCAGAGATGCACCTTTCATCTGACTTTGGCTTGCAGTGGGGCAACGTCACAATCACCCCGAGCGAACTTGCACAGAACATACTTGGCATTGACCTTGTTGATGGTCTGCTTGTGTTTGACGGAGTGAAGGTCGTCAATGATCCAGACAGAGAATACATTACCGACAGTCGTGGTGACAGGTACATGCTGGTTGATCTTGTTGAAAGGATTTTAGGTAAATGAGTACGCTTAAAGTAAATACGTTAGAAGAAGCAACGTCAGGCGGTGCAACTTATTTTACAGCAAAGGCTTGGGGAACTTTCACTGGAACAGCTACTACGCCCGTTATGAATGACGCTGGAAATTTCTCTAGTAGTATCACGGACAGCGGTACAGGTCTGTATTCTGTTACATTTACCAATTCTTTAGCGGATGTAAACTATGTTGTAACTTTAGGTGGAACAAGAACAGACAGCAGTACGTCTATTTGGGGTATGCGAGAATCGTATAGTCGCACTACGTCTGGTTTCTCTATTAAAACCATGAAGTCCGACACAACTTCAGTAGACCATACAGTAGTTTCTATAGCAGTAGTTAAATGACAAGGAATAAAGAGGTGGCAAAATACCGTGTAATATTCGATGACCCAGACCATCTTGATGAACCCACCAAGGTTCTAGTGCCAAGTCAAAACTGGCTTGATATGGCAATGTCTGGCGGTCTGCCCCCGATTTGGGTTTATTGGCAGCTTCAAGACGACGAGCAGAAGGCTATCGCAGAAGGGCGTCACAAAGAGTTTAAGCACGATCCTGAGAAACATGCTTTGCAATTTACAGCCCCAAGGATTGGCCCCCTCACAGAAGAGGAAGCAATGGAATATCTGGTAATGAAAGACTTGCCACGGCGTTGTTGGGCAGAGGAACACAACAGGCCCATGTTTAAGATTGTGAGGACAGAGCAAGTACCGTCTGATCGACAATTCCGCAACGCTTGGGAGATGGTAGCATGAGTACATTAAAAGCAGACACACTTCAGGACACAAGCGGTAATGAGTTTTATCAAGCAAGCCAAAGTATATTAAAAGTAGACACACTTCAGGACACAAGCGGTAATGAGTTTTATCAAGCAAGAGTTTGGAATGTTTGGAACCAAGTTGGTACTCAAGCCATTACTGCTAGTGGAAACGTATCTTCAATTACGGATAACGCCATAGCAGAAACGACGACCACTTTCGCCAATAGTTTAAGCAGCGCAAACTATGCTGTTGCATGTGGGGCGGGAGAAAGTTCATCTGACCCACATCGAAAAATAGGGGTTTATAATACTATGACAACTAGTACGGTCAGAACTGACACAGTGTATCGTGGCAACGAAAGCAACGATTCCGAATATAACTCTATTACGATAACGCTTTAGGAGTAATTCTATGACACAAACATTTATAGATATAGGCGGGACATCCTATAATTCCGCAGATTACCAAATTCCAGCGGAGCGCACGTTTCGTGATGGTTGGGAAGCAAATGATAATACAAACGTAATCAGTGTCAACATGGCGAAGGCCAAGGACATTTGGCGTGATAAAATACGTGCAGCAAGAGAGGAGTCTCTCAAAGCGCTGGACACGGCATATATGAAGGCTTTGGAAAGCGGATCAAGCACAACGCAGATTATCGCTGACAAACAAGCATTGCGTGACGCCCCTGCGCTGGCAAGCATTGACGCTGCAACAACACCAGACGAGCTTAAAGCTATACAGCCTATTCCTAACGTCACGATAGAGTAAAATGACAAATATTGTTTTGGGTAACAGCGCAACTTTCGGGACAAAAACCAGTAATGCTGCAGATCTTGCTACTGCGTTTGGAAGCAATAATGCAAGTGCATCATCTGGTGCGTTGACGCTTAAAAACCGTATAAGAATAGATAATTCTGATGCCAATAATCCTAAAGTTGTGTATGCGGATGAATCAACCATGGGTATGGGTGGAAGTCGAACGATTTCATCTAATACGGAAGGCCCAATAATTGCTGGTGGTCTATTTGGGGAAGATATTACAGTTAATTCAAATGTTTATCTTTATTCGGACGACCCTGCTCAGGCTGCTATAATTTTTACTGGTAGTGGCAGTGTTACCAATAACGGTTATATTATGGGTAGAGGAGGCAATGGTGCTAATGGCACAGGAGGATCACACGGCTCAACTGCTCCTGGAACAGCAGTAGCTGGAAACTCTGGCGGTCCTGCTATAACTGTGAACGCTGGAGGCGTTACAATTACAAATAACTCTGGTGCATTTATTGCAGGTGGCGGCGGTGGTGGCGGGTCAGGCCATATAACTGCTGGTGGTGGAGGTGGTGCTGGCGGCGGTGCTGGTGGAACCGCAACGACTTGGGCAGGAAATCATTCAACTGTTGGGGGAGCAGTCGGTCAACAAGGCAATTCTGACTCTGCGTATGCAGAAGATAACGATGGCGGTGCTGGCGGAGGCGGAGCTGCAATAAGACCTCATAGATCAAACGGTCAAGGAGGCGCAGGAGGATCTGGAGGTAGAATACTTCCTGGTACTGCTGGCACTGGTGGTCTTTCTTCTGGATCAGGTTCCTTTCAAGGTGGTAATGGTGGTTCTGCTGGCAATGCTGGTTCAAGTGGTCAAAAATTTGGCACTACATATGCAGCAGGTGGCGGTGGAGGCGGCTGGGGTGCTTCTGGTGGAAGTAGTTTGGGTTCAGGTGGGTCTGGAGGTGCAGCTATTGCAGGTATGTCAAGGACTCTTACTAATAATGGTACAATCTATGGAAGTACGTAGATATGACTACAGAAACAAAATACTGGTATAATAATACAACATATCAAACATTAAGTGAAGCTAGGACTATAGGGCAAGCTCATTTAACTTGGCTTTCACAAAACCCCAGAGAGCATATGCAGGTAAAGGCAGTTACAAAGACAGGCCCAAACACCTACAGCATGGACGGTGGAGATGGTTTAACTAACTCAGAGATATTAGCAAACCCTGAAGGTGTATTTCTATGCTCTGGCGAAGTCGATGGGGCATTGAAAGAAGTTACGGATTTAGCCTTGGAAGTTCAAGAAAGTAAAACACGTTGGATAGACCACAACGGTTTAGCAAATGTTGTTGAGTATACAATAACCACCAATGAGGACGGAACGGAGACGTATACTGAAACACTTCATTCGGTATCTGGATAAGGAGGTAAATAAATGTTAGGTTTTACTACCCTATCAGAATCAGCTTTATCTGAAGTTGCACTTTCGTCAGAGTCTTCAGCTACCTTAGAATCAGTTTCAGCTAGTATTTCTGCAGGTCAGTTATCTGAGACCGTAACAGCCAATAAAACAATTGCATCTGTTTCATCTACCTTTGGTTTAGGTATAGAGTTTGATGCTAAAGCTAATACCACACTGTCGTCAGTTTCAGCTATTTCAACAATAAATGGTTTTGCATCTGTTACATCTGAAGCAAGTCCTACACTTAGTGCTGCTACAGCTGTCTCTTCTGCAGGTACACTTTCACCAACGGCAATAGCTACTTTTACTATTGCAAGTATTTCTGGCTCTACTACAATAAACAGTCTTTCTGATGTAGATGCTAAAGCAAACATTACACTAGGTGCTAACTCAATAAGCACAGGTGTCAATACTATATCAGTTACTGTTTCTGATGAAATAACCTTATCATCTGCATCAAGTACTTCTTCTGTAAACTCTGTAACAACAATTGCCAAAACTAATACAACTGTTACACCTGTTACAACAGAAATTATTTTAAATGATGTTTCTCCAAAAGCAATAGCTAATAAAACTATTTCAAGTGTTTCTGCTACTTTTGGTTTAGGTTTAGAATTTGATGCTAAGGCTAACACTACACTAAGCTCAGTATCAGCATCTACCTCTGTCGATTCATTGACAACAACAGCAGTTGTATTTGATTATAATCAATTTAAAGATAGCTACGATAGAGACAGGGTTATATTTGTAGGTCAAACCTCACAAAGATTTACAGTATCCGTAGCAAACGATAGAGAAAATAGAACCGTGTTTATTGCACCACAAGATAGAAATAATACAATACGTATAGCAGCGTAAGGAAATTAATAATGTCATATAAATGGCCTGACAAAGATAAAGATGAAGTAGTTGATTATAATATTGATTGGTCAAGATTTCTTGGCGATGATACTATTTCAAGTGTTACTTGGTTTATTGATGCTGCTGATGGCACTAAAACTGAAGTTTCTAATACCGATGTTGTAAATGGTTTGCAAAAAGTTAGTCAGACTAACACAACCACTGTCGCAACTATTAGATTAGGCTTAGGTACAAATAACACTAGATATAAAATTACTTGTAGAATTTTAACTGCAGAAAGTTTACAATACGAACGAGCAGTCTTTATAAGAATTAGGGAGAAGTAGATGGCCTATAATTTTATTGGTCTTGTAAATGAAGTAAACAGACGACTCAATGAGGTTGAACTGACTTCTTCTAATTTTTCTACCGCTTCAGGATACTACAATTTAAGTAAAGATGCTGTTAATTCTTCTATAAGACATATTCATCAAGAAGAGTTTGAGTGGCCTTGGAATCACGTAGAAGAAACAGAAGTTCTTTTACCTGGTGAAGTTCGTTATAGTATGCCCTATGATGCTAAGACAGTGAATTTTAATACCTTTCGTATTAGACGTGACGACGACTTAGATGTAGAGACTAGAAAGTTAAAAATACTTTCGTATGAAGAGTATCTTGACAAACATGCAGATTTTGAATATAACTCTAGCACTGGTATAAGAACAGTTCCTACGCATGTTACAAGAACTCCTAGCAGAGAAATTATATTTACACCTTCTCCAGATAAAGCTTATGAAATTATCTATGAGTATTATACAGTCGGTGTGGATATGTCATTAGCTACAGATGTACCTGCTATTCCAGAAGAGTACAAACATATTGTTGTTGATGGCGCTATGTATTATGTTTATATATTTAGAGGCGATACTCAGGCAGCACAGCTTTCACAACAAAAGTTTACTACGGGTATAAAATATATGAGAAGCCTCAACATTAACAGAACAGAATATATTAGAGATACAAGAGTACACTATTAATGGCTACACAGTGGCAAACATTTCCTATTGAGTTTAGAGGTGGTTTAATCTCTAACCTTTCTGAGTTACAGCAGGGTACTAATGCTGTAGGCTCTGCTACTGTCTTACAAAACTTTGAAGTAAGTAAAGAAGGTGGTTACACAAAAATAAGGGGTTTTAGTAAGTACAGCACTACAGAAGTTCCAGGTACTGGCCCTATACTAGCTTTAAAAGTTATTAGCTCTGGTCGTATTATTGCTGCAAGAAAAGTAGATGCTGCTGCTGTTACAGAAACTAATTCTACGGCTAATGTGAATGGTGCCGTAAGCTCATCAACCTCTGTAGCTGTAGACGGAAATTCAGGAACCATTGTTGTTGGAATGACTGTTAGTGGTACAGGGATATCTGGATCTCCAACAGTAGCTACTGTTACAGATCAGAATAATATAGTTTTATCATCTGCACAGACTTTAGCTGATAACACGATATTAACTTTTAGTCATCTAGATAGTGTAGCAGATTTAAACAAAACAGCATACTATTATAGCACAGGCACAACTTGGAATTTTATAGCTAAAAGTGCCAGCACTAATGGTGGTAAAGCTAGGCATGTTTTGTACAATTTAGATGGTGACGATAAAGTTATCTTTGTAGATGGTACTAATTACCCTATGATCTATAACACATCGGGTAATACGGGAACTTTTTTAACTGCTTCAGATAGTACAGATGTTTCTGAGGCAGAGCATATAGCAATATTTAAGAACACTGCATTTTATTCTCAAGGAAACGATTTATTTTTTTCTGCACCTTTTACTGTAGATGATTTTACCGCAGCTAATGGGGCAGGTTCTATTAACGTAGCAAATAA